GTCGTGAAGGTCCGCGAGCGGACGCACGACCGGCTCAACGAGGCCCGGGTGCTGCGCGAGGCGCTGGAACGCATCGTCCGCGAGGATCACGCGGGTGGAGCGGGCTGGATGGCGGAGATCGCGCAGGCGGCGCTCGACGCGGCCGATGAGCCATGACCGGCGAGGAGCTGCTGGAACGCATCGACCGGACGGTTCGAATGATCGTCGAGCTGGACCAGCCCGACCTGTCTGAGGATGACCGCGAGACGCTGATCGGGCACTTGACCGGCGCCGTGTTCGTCACGGTGTCGAAGCCTTCCGCGACCGACGAGGCTTGACGCCGGGTCTACGATTCGGCGCGAGAACGCTGCACGCCGGATCGCCGGACGTTGAATGCGCCGGGCGAGGATGGAAGCGGCGGGATCCCATCGCGAATACAGTCCTCTCGCGTTAGCACGCGATGTGTGCTAGACTGTGGGTGGAGGCTGAGAGCCTCCGATTCCCGACCGAGAGGAGCAAGGGTGCCGAGCACAACCGAGCGGCTTGCTATCGAGCTGCGCGCCGAACGCGCTCGCTTGATCCGCAGCCAGCACGCGCTGGCGGCGGAGATCAACCGCTACTACCCCCGCGTGAGCGCTGGGGCTCGTCCGCTGGGCGAGGCGCAGGCCTGCGCCAGAGCGGAGGCCAACACGCTGAGGCTGCGTGAGATCAAGGCCGACCTGGAGCGGCTCGGAGGATGAGCTACGAGCGGATCACGTACCGGCCCGTCGGCGCGACCCGGTCACGGACAGTCATCCTCCGCGACGTGCGCGAGCTGGACGCGGTGCCTGCCGTCACCGGCATCGAGGTGAACCGTCACGGCGAGACCGTCGCTCCGCGCGGCGTTGACGAGCGGCGGCACATCATCGCCGTGGAGCTGATCTCCCGGCGTCGGGAGTTGCACTGGGATCTGCACTACGGGGTGCTGGCATGACCGTGACCCCGAGGATGATCGAGGCGGCCGCGCGCGTCATCGCGCACAGCGAGGAGTTCAACGCCGAGCTGTGGCGCAAGTACGCCGCGGTGGCCGAGCGCGCCGTGAGGGCGGCGCTGGAGGCTGAACGTAAACCCGACCGAGGAGCAGCATGACTAAACGCACGACGTGTGCTAAACTGTAGGTAGGACCCCGACCGAGGAGGAAGTGAAATGGACAAGCCCGTCTACTACGACGAACGCCGCCCCGCATCGCGCGGCAAGTGGGTCGTGATCGAGCGATCCGGGTGCATCGTCGAGCACATCGGCTACGCCACCGAAGAGGAGGCCCGCGAGGCCGCCCGGGGGAGCGCATGACCAAGCCGCCGGTAGACACGTTCTGGATCGGTGACGAGCCGATCAAGTACACGGTCCGCCGGACCGAGGGCACCATTGAGCGCGGCGCGGGCGTGACGATCGTCCGCTGCGAGGGCAGCGACGAGGACTGCCAGCAGGCGCTGCTGGAGATCCGCCACGACGGCGACACGCTGCGGCTCGTGCAGGTCGACGGTGACCTGGACGCGCGGAAGGTGATCGCGGCTGATCAGCACTCGGCGTCGTTCGGCGGCCGGACTCGTCCGCCGCTGAACATCTGGCGCCGCGTCTGGAAGGTGGCGACCGGATGAACCCGCGCCTGCAGCGAGCCATCGACAGCGAGACGGCCGATCTCGCGCGCATCACGGCGAACATCACCCGGGCGTGGGAGAACGGCCTGATCTCGGAGCATGACCGCGACGAGCGGATCGCCCGCCGGGAGCATTGGACGGAGGGCCGGATCGCGCACCTGAAGGGTGAGAGGGCGCCGCGGATGCGTGAGCGCCAGCCGCTTGACGACGAGAACGCCGGGCGGGTCGGATGACCGAGCGCTTCAGTTCGGCGCAGCGCGATGCGCTGACCTGGCTGAGGGGCGACTGGCCGGATACGCCCGGCTTCAACGGCGCGACTCGCAGCACGCTGGTGGCGCTGGAGCGCCGAGGCCTGGTGCGCTGGGTGCTGTGGGACAGCTCAGAGACCGGCCCGCGCCCGTACTGGGTGGAGCCGCTGGACCCGTCGCAGTGGACGGATCACTACGGGCCGGTGCTCACCCAAGAAGGCGAACGCGTAGCGCACGACGTGTGCTAAACTGTAGGTGTAACCGAGAAACCGACCGAGGAGGATGGATGAGCTTCTTCTACGACGAAGAGCTGCCCGCCGGATACCAGGACGCCGACATCGAGATGGCTGAGATGGAGGCCGAGGGCCGCCGGATCGCGGCTCTGCACCGCCGGGGCGTCTGCACGCACGGCGCCGGGCTGGGCCACAAGAGCCCGAGCATCTACGACGCGGCAGCGATCGCGGGGATGCTGGAGCGCGGCCGGTTCGGTAACCGCGGCGGGTTCGCGGGCGAGCAGTCCGACATCGGCGAGGGCCGCGTGCTCTGCACCGACTGCGGCATCGTCCAGGACGACCGCTTCGCATGAGCGGCGCTCCCTACGACATGCTCGCCTACTTCGGCGTTGACGACGACTCCCTGAACATCGTCGAGGTGGCAGGCGACGACCGCGAGTGGATCGCGGTCACGCCGTTCGCGCCCGACGCGACGCTGCTCGTCGTGCTCTACCAGCGCGGAGTCCGTCGCGTCGCTGTCCGTTCCGCTGACCGGGTGGCCGAGTTCGACCTGAAGGCGGTCATCCTCCGCGACGGCAGCCCGATCGGTGTTGACCGATGACCGTCGAGGCCTACTCAGAGGAGCGCTACGAGCATCATCACGCCGAGTGGATCGAAGCGCGCAGCCGCCGTGACCACAGGCAGGCGGCGCGGCATCTGTACGCGCTCCGCGCTCACCTGCACCAACTGGGGTGGCTGGACCCGAGGTACGACGTGCCCGGCTACGGCGTGCGCCCGCGATGACCCTCGATGACATGACGTTCACCGCGTGGGAGCTGATCGGCTTTGACGGCACCACCGAGGTGATCGACCGGCTATGGCAGCGCAACCCGAGCTACGCCGAGCCCGACTACGAGGCCGAGGCCGCGACCGTCCGGATCCGCGGCGGCCGCGCGCTGTACGAGGCGGTCGGCAACGACGGCGGCGATCTCGTCCGGCTGTCGCGGCTGGCCATCGACGCTGACGGCCTGCGCCCGGTCGTCCGCTACGTCGACCCGGACACCGAGCTGGAAGTGATCGTTGACTAGGCGGCAGCTAGAGGCGATTGAGTGGCTGGAGCGTGTTGGGAAGGCGACACCGAAGGTGGTGCGCGCCAGCGGCTTCGCTCAGCGCACGTTTGACTCGCTGGCCGACGATGGCTTCATCCGGCGCGAGTACATGCCGCGCACGGTCGGCGGCCCGTTCCCCGTCTATCGCCCGCTTGTGAACCGCTGAGAAGAGTCACAGGATCGCCTCTGATTTGTGACCGGCGCTTGTCAATGGGGTATGTGTGTGCTGTTAGGAATTGACGAGTAGGGCGCGTCGGGGATCGCCTCAGCACATATCCTGTTCTAAGTGAGGCCCTGATGAGTTGGACTGAGATCGCTATCGAAGCGGCGGAGATGATCGCTAGGCAGCGCGGCTGCGACCTGGCGTCCTTCAGCGTCGACGACGTCGACTGCTACGAGGCCGAGGACGGCACCGAGGTCGTGATGGTCAAGGCGTCCTGCCAGGTCACCCGCGCGGACGACGACGACGAGATCCCCGGGTTCCGACTAGCCGCCGCCGAGTAGCCTGTCGGCATGCCGCCGGGCGTGTCGCTGTCGAAGCTGGGCCTGGTCGCGCCCGATGGCCTAGAGTGCCCCGCGGGCGGTCAGCATCATGTGCTGGAGCCCGAACTCTTGATTGCGGCCGCGTCGGGTGGTGGCAGCCCCCTCTGCCAGAAGTGTGGGCAGCCGGTCGCGTTGGCGTCGGCGCGCGAGCTTTGAGACGGGCTCGCGCGCCGACAATGTCGTACCTGCGCTGCTAGCTCACGACGTATTCCTCGCAAAGAGCACGAAGCTAGTCACACGCGCGCCGGGTGACGGGGTATCGTGGCTGCGTGATCGTTCACGCTGGCCAGCAGAAGCGCGGTAACGCCCGGGAAGCCGAGGAGCGCGACGTGGTGAACCGGGGTCCAGCGTGACGATCCGGACCGGGACGGACGCGGTCGGGCATCACAGCCACACGATGAGACGCGCGCGCCTGCCGTCGGCGCCGGTCCGTCCGACGGTCACGCAGCAGGGCATCAAGCGCCTGCCGCGTGAGCGCCAGGCAGCCGATCTCCCGCTCACCGAACGCCAGCAGGCGGTGTACGACGCGATGGGCGACGGACTGGTCTCAGCGACCGCGCTGGCGCGCGAGATGAGCCAGCCGATCGGTGGCGTCCAGTCGATGATGTACCGCTTGGCGGACCGCGGCCTGGTCGAGCGGATCCCGCGCAAGGGCTGGCGCCGGACGTGATCGTCCCGGCGTTCATCTTCGACTCCGCGGAGAAGTGGCTGCCGTCGCCGGTTGAGACGATCATCCTCCGCGGCGCGAAGATCGGCGGCGAGCAGATCACCGACCTGGATGAGCTGACCGCTGACGTGTCCCCGCGCGCGCAGATCGACTTCCCGGCCGACATGCGGCCCGTCAACGATCAGCCGACCGGCTACCACCGCGTCGTGACCGGCGGCTCGCTGTGGTGGTTCCAATACTGGCTGTTCTTCCTCTACAACCCGAAGGTGTACGCCGGGTTCGGCGCGCATGAGGGCGACTGGGAGATGGTGCAGCTCGGCTGCCGCGACCCGGAGGGCAACGTGCCGATCCTGATGACGTTCAGCCAGCACGGGTCCGGCGAGAAGAAGGAGTTCTGGAGCACCGAGCTGGTCGGCGGGCGTCCCGCCGTCTACGTCGCAAGAGACTCGCACGCGAACTACCCGAGCCCGCACCGCGACGTGACGGACGTCGCGGACGGCAAGATGGGCGCCGTCTCGATCCGCTGGCAGGAGTTCGGGGACTGGGCGGCCTGGCCGGGCAAGTGGGGCAACAGCACCAACAGCCCGGGCCCGCTGACAACCCGGCGCGCATGGCAGGCGCCGCACGCGTACCACAGCCAGGCGCGAGGATGAAGCGCCCGCGTGGCATCTGCCCGGTCTGCGGACGCAGCGTGACGGTCCGCAGCGACGGCGAGCTGCGCGACCATCAGGGACGCAGCGTGCTGGTCGAGACGGCTTCCGGGCGCAGAGCCTACGCGTGGTGTCCCGGGTCCGGGACCAACGTGATTGACGCCGACATCCATCCGCGAGCAGGATGACCGAGGAGGACTGATGGAACTGAACATGATCGAGATCCCCGAGGAGCAGGCCCGCAGCGCGTACGAGGAGTACGCGGCCGCGGTCAAGGTCAACCGAGACGAGGAGGACCGCGCGATCGCTGAGGGCTACAAGGCGCTGGCGGAGGGCAAGCGGCTGATTCATCTCGGGCAGACGCTGCAGATCGGCGGCACCAGCATCGTCGAGGTCCGCTCGCGCTGGGACGGCCGCGACGTCCAGGTGGCCGTCCCGAACCTGGCGTGCTGCCGCGCGGACGCGAAGATCGCGTGGACGTCAGGCGTGGACAGCGATGGCGGCTGCGTGATCACCGCCGACCGGCAGGCCAACCAACTGCACGCCGCCAACCGCAAGGACCGGTTCGTGATCGCCGACGGTACGTTCGAACGCCCGGAGAGGACGCTGCTGCGGCCGCTGCGCGCCATCGTCCCGAACGTCCCGCCCAGATTGCGGCCCAAGCGTGGCCTGCAGCTCTACACGCTGCTGTGGGAGGCGGAGTGGGCGCCCGATCCGAGCGCGCCCGAGGATCCGGCGCTGCTGCGGCGGCTCGGCGGGGAGCTGTACATCGTGCTCGGCACCTGGGATCTGACCGAGCTGGAGCGCACGGTCCTGTCGGGCCGGGCGAACTGAAGTCAAACCCACCAACGAGGAGGACGCATGTCGACCGAGACACCACCCGCACCGCCGCCTGAGCCTGGGCCGGGGGAGACTCCGGCACCGCCGCCCGAGCCCGCGCCGGGCACGACGCCACCGCCGCCACCCGAGCCAGGCGTGACGCCGGAGTCAGACCCGAACGTCGACACGCCGACGCCGGAGACCGACCCGAACGTCGACGCCGAGACCGGCGGCGAGGTCGAGTAGCAGGGCCGCAGCATGAACCTGAGTCCACGGGGGGCTGAGCTGATCGCGGAGTTCGAAGGTTTCAGCTCGGCCCCGTATCGAGACCCGGTCGGCGTCTGGACCCAAGGGTTTGGCAGCACGAAGGGCGTCGGGCCGAACTCGCCGCCCGTGACTCGCCAGCAGGCGCTTGACCGGATGATGCGCGAGGTCGACCAGACCTACGGCGCGGCTGTGAACGCGCTGAACCTGCCGCTGAACCAGAACCAGTTCGACGCGTTGACGAGCTTCGTCTACAACGTCGGGCCGGGCGGCATCGCGCCGAGCACCAATGTCGGACGCGCACTGCGAGCGGGCAACTATCAGGCGGCCGCGGACGGTCTGCTGGCGTGGGATCACGCGGGCAGTCAGCGTCTGCCGGGACTGACGCGCCGCCGCCAGGCGGAGCGCGCGCTGTTCATGAGCAAGGCGCCGCCGCCGCCGACACCTCTACCGAAGGAAACGACGATGGCTGATCTGGTGGCTGTGCTGAAGGCGAACAAGGCGATCGAGCTGTTCGTCATGGACAAGAACGGGACGGTCTGGCACACGTGGCAGACCGGGGAGGGCGGAGGCTGGGCGGGCGCGCAGGCAGGCAAGCGCAACGCGGCGTGGTACAGCCTGGGCGCGCCCGGGAAGTGACGCACGCGATCATCCGGTTCGCGACGCCGCCGCTGACGCTGAAGGACTGGGAGGCGTTCTGTGCCGAGCATAAGCTCAAGCACTCCAGCGCGCTGGCGGGCGGGAACGTGTGGACGCGCGGCGGCCGGACGGGGATCGAGGCGGCGTTCGGGCAGCCGACCCGCGGGGTGCGTGACCCGCCGCCGCCGGATGAGGCGACCGACGTCGTGTTCATGACGCCGTTCGGCGGGGAGAAGGCCCGGGAGCTGGCGCGGCTCGCGGCGGAGTTCTGGACGCGGTATGGCGGCGCGATGCAGGCGGAGGAGAGCATCCGGCTGATGGTGGTGGGGCGGGAGCCGTGACCGGCTCGGAGATCACGCAGGAGAACGTCGACAATCTCCGCGACTGGCTGAAGCGTCAGCACGCGCCGGGCGCGGACGCGTCTGACGAGGTGCTGCGCGAGGCGTTGGAGGGCGCCGTGAAGTGGATCGGCGGCACCCGCCGGTCGTTCACGATCGTCGCGGCGAACTATCTGCGGGACGGCACCTTTCACGGGTAGCGCGTACGCTGTCCCCCGGCGATGAGCGACGAGATGCTCGACTACCTCCGGACGCTCCGCACCAAGTACCTCAAGTTCTGGCCCCTCACCAACCTGTTGGAGGCAATGATGGCGGACATCGAGCAGATCAAGGCTGACGTGAAGGCGCTGCAGGACGCGCAGGCCGCGGCTGCGGACGAGCTGGAGGACTTGACGAACATCGTCGCGGAGCTGCAAGCCGGGACGGTCACGCAGGCGCAGCTCGACAACCTGCACGAGAGCCTGCAGTCGGTGACGTCGCAGCTCACCGCGGCGACGCAGGCCGCGGATCAGGCCGAGCCGCCGCACGCGACGACGGAGTAGCGCGCGCATCGTGCGTTAGCCGAGTTATCGGCCCCGAGATTCGGGTAGGCACAAGCTACGTGCTAACAACCCGGAATCCGGAGGTCGTATGAGTGCTGTGAAGGATGCTGCAGGCAAAGCGAAGGACACGGCGGGTGATGCCGCTGACGGGGCGAAGGGCGCGACCGATGGCGTGACCGGCGGGCTGCGCAAAGAGATCCTGTCGAGCTTCGGCGACGTGCTCGGCCCGGCGATCAAGGAGATGTCCTCGCAATCGGCCGAGAAGATCCTGGCCTACGCCAAGGAGCAAGGTCCGACGATCTTCAAGGACCAGGCGCTCCCGAAGATCATGAAGTCGGCCGGGGTCGATAACCCCGAAGATCTCGCCAAGGCCGGG